CAGCATAGTTTCTATAATAGCTATCGTCTAAAACATGCTCAATTACCTTTGCTTTTACTCCCTCGCTATATTTTTGTTTGAGAAATTCTTTATAAATAGATGGTTTTGGTATCGTGTAATCAATAAGTTGATTTTCAAAAGGTATATAATTGTTAGTAAAACCAGTGCCGCCATATATTACATTATTTGCGCGCAAAAACGCTTCTGGAACAACAGGAGGCCGCGCGCTTTCACTAAAAAAATAAATTTTTTCATAGCTGTCTAGTTCCTTTTCCTCTAATGAAATTAGGCGGCAGAAAGTATTTTCTTCTAAACGATAGTAAGTGGCTAATTTCATTATTTCAATGTTTGGAATAAGGAGAGAAGTGGAGGTAGAAATCTAAAAATCGTAATCAACTAAACCTATCATTCTTCTACCTCCGCACGTTCATATTGAAAATCTAAATCTCCATTATCATGAACTTTTATAATTTTTGAAATTATTGGATATATAGATTTTTTGAGTTTTTTAGGAATAAAATTATCATCACGACGAATACCTTGAATCATTAGTTTATTGCCGCGTTTGAACCAACTTGCTTCGACTACGTGTTTTTTACCGTCTGCGCCTTTTTGTGAAAGTTGTTTATCATACATAGCAAATTGATTTTTATAAATTTTTACTAATACAACACCGGTAGGAGTAAGTAATGTAACTGTATTATGCATTTTATCTTTATCAATTACTGTTCCAATAATTTTATGTAGTTTATAAACTTTTATCTCTTGACCATTATTTCCAGTAAATGAATATTCAATTTCTGGCTCATCTGGTAATTTGAAAAAATCATCATAATTAGCAGCCGCATGAGCCAGTTCGTGTTCATGTGAATAGAAGCTAATGCTGTCCATTTCCCATTTACTAATACTACCTTCACCATATTTATTTGCTACTTCATCATATAATGCTTGATTTAATTTATTTAACATTTCATCTTTATGTTGTTTTAAATAATCATGCATTGGAATCATAGCCTTTGTATATATCTTATCCCAAATTTTTTGACTAATCATGGTTCCATTATCAATTATATCTACATCAAAATGATTTGTTATAAAATTGATTGCTGCTTCATTTAATTCATAATAATCGTCTACTTTTTTAGTCTTTAGAAACTTATTGAATAAAAATAGTTTGGCAAAGAATGTCATATCTTCTGGAATAAGATTTTTAGTTATTAGCATTTGCATGTTTTGTAAAGTTAGTCTTTGTTTTTTTTCAATAATTGAATCTAAATAATTATGCATAATTTCTTCACGAGATTTATTCTCTATTGTATCAAAAGCACCAGATTTTATTAGATTTGTTATCTGAACTACATTTAAACCCTTATTCTTTAATAAAAAATCATTTAAAGATGAGTAAGGTCGTGAGGCAATAATTTGAGTAATTTTTTCACTAGATATACGAGCAATACCTCTTAATCCATACAAGATAACGTTATCTTGTGGAATTGGTGTAAAAGTAAAAGAAGATTTATTGATATCTGGTGGTGATACTTTTATACCATAATTGCCTAATTTACCAATAATAGATGCTATACGGCCATAATCAATATTTTTTTGTTTTTTCTTTTTCTTATCTTCTTTTTCATTACTTACTACTTGATTTGCTTCTTCCCATTCTTCTAATCCCTCATCATCCTCATCTTCTGAAATACTTTCCTCTATATCATCATCGGGCGCTAATTCTACATCAATTACATTTTCCTCATCATTGTCAGGATCAGCGTATTGAATACCGCCACTATCAACGATAAGATTTGCTGTATTCCAATATACAATTGGATATTTATATGCTAAATTCATTTCTTGAAGAGCAATAATAGAATAAGCTAACGTATGCGATGCATTGAATCCATAGCCTCTACTTAGTGCAATCTGAATATCCCAAACATAATGACAAAATCGCTCATCGCATCCTTTTTCTTTAATTCCTTTAAAGAATTTTTCTGTTAGTTCTTCATATTCTTTAGGATTCTTCTTAGCAATAGATTTACGAAGTTTATCTGCGAATTGTAAGTCCCAACCACCGCACTCTGGTAATTGAACTAATTTCATAAATTGTTCTTGTGTAATTGATAATCCGTTTGAAATATCTAATTCACGATGTAACAATTTCATTTGTTCTTCTGTCAACCCATAATCGCGCATTTCCTTATCCCACATCCAAGGATTAGAACGAAAACGCGCATATTTATCTAGCGGAGCCTCTGCTCCTTTTTCAGTCGCCATCAAACGAATAACAGAATTCAAAGTCGCTAAATCATCTACATTTTGTGGGTGTGTAAGAGAAATCCCTCTAATACCACTAGCCTGTTCCATTTGAAATAAACTAATAATTTTATGAGTATTGACCATTTCCCACATTTCAGGATTATCTCTGTCTATATCATAAACATTCAATACATGCTCGTATGTTTCCCTTAATGTTGGATATTCTTTTACATACCCATCTTTTATCAATAACTCTAAACAAGTTTGAATTTTATCCGCAGCTTCAACCGAAAGTAGGTCCATCTTTATTTCAGATACATCTTCCAAGTCATGTAGCTCGAATTGAGTTACAATTGTTCCGTCTGGCGCGCGCATTAAAGCAGAAGATTCTGTAAAATCTTTATCTTTGAATACGACACCACCAGCATGAATACCCATGCCGCAAATCAATCCTTCAATACGATTAGCTACTTCCCATAATTGAGGATATTTATTTATTTCTTCTATAAAGGTAAGATTAGGTTTAATGTCATTTTCTTCATCACCAAAATACATTTGCTTTAATGTATATGCTTGACCACGTTCGGTTGTAATCAATGAAGAAATATATTGTGCATTATCTACATCAATACCTAAGCCGCGGCATGCAGTTAAAATTGCCGATTTTGATTTTTCGAGTTTGAAGGTTGCAACATTTGATACGCGATTTTCTCCATAATATTTTCTTAAATGCTCCAATACTTGTGCGCGCTTAATTCCAGAAATATCTACATCGATATCTAATACTGACACACGAGCCGGGTTCAAGAAACGCCATGGATATAAAGTAGTTTTTTCTCGTAATGGATTTATTTGAATTATATCAAGAGCATATAACAAAATGAATCCACCACCCGAGCCGCGCGCCGGCATAACTAAAGTTCCGGCGTTCCAACACTCATCTATAATCTTTTGAAGGTTTAAAAAATATGCAGACCAGCGAGCATTATTTACTTCACTTGAAGTCCAAGTCATTTCAAGACATTCATTCAAGGCAATATATGCTTTTTCATTTTGTAGATCTGAATGTTTTTTAATACCATCAATTACTGCTAATACTAACTGCCTATCCGCTTCGTATTTAGAACATACAAATTGCTTTAATGCTGGAATAAATCTAATACAAGAATTTATTTCATCTACACTATAATTAGTGAAAGTGCGCCATGGAAGCTGAGGAATTTCCAATGGTTTTAGAATACTAAAATCTTCACATTTATCTCTTATCTCTCTAATAGTTTTATATGCAGCTTCAATTTGTTCTTCTGTCAAATATGGAAAAAACGAACGCACTTCTTCATCTGTCATCATATAAGTTGTTTCATAAAAACTTCTTACTTCACGTTCGCCATTTTGCGCGTTTAGAAATGTTTCATGAATAAAGGCATCTTCTGGCCGTAAATAATGACTATCCGTTGTTATAATATAAGGAATATTTAATTCTTGACTAATTTTCAATAATTGTTTATTTACAAAAATCTGTTCTTTGCTATGAGATGGTTGCATTTCCAGATAAAAATTTTCAATTCCAAAAATATTCTGAATATATAAACACCAACTTTTTGCCGTTTCATAAAATTGAATGTCATTGGTATCCATATATTGTAATAAAAATTTATCTAATTGTGAGCCAAGACAAGCAGAAGATGCTATCAAATGCCCTGGATTAGTTCCAACAATTTCTTTCAAATCTCTATAATAAGTTGGACGTCGCCGCAATCTACGACTAATATAAGAACGTTTCCATGCTCTTGTAGATAATTCACAAATTTGATGATAACCTTCTAAATCTTTGCAGAGAAGAATAAAGTGAAAATATTTATCACGATTTTTATCAAAATTTTTTGCGTTCAAATCATTTCGTGTAAGATAAATTTCATTACCGCGAATAAGTTTAAAGTCAGGATTTTTTTCTTTTATTTTTTTATAATATTTTTCTGCCTTGATATAACTTGAAATAGTTTCGTGGTCTGTTATAGCAACACATTCATGCCCTAATTGAATTGCGGTATCAATTAGAGCATTTACTTTATTTATACAATCTCGTAGGGTTTCATTACTATAATCTGTGTGATTATGAAGACTACCTGGGTATCTACTCACACAATCACCTCTTTCTATTATTCTATAATTAGAATAATATAATTTTTGTTATTTGTCAAATAGTGATCTTATTTCTTTATAGTTATTACATACCTGTCGGCTATCTATTTTAACCTTCCATAATTTGCAGAAGTCATAATACCAATTATAGTATTCACAAGTATCACAACACTTTTTAAAATTCATATTTTCTATTATCTTTTTCAAACTCATAATCATCTATAAAAACCTGTACAGAAATGCGCCCCATAAAATTATTTAAATTGGCTCTTCCATAGACTATAAGATTTTTTAATCGATTATTACTTATCTCTTCTACGAATTGTGCATCTTTAAATTTAATATAGTCAACCCCATTATAGGAAATTTTTAAACTATCTTTATTTGCTCCCATTACCATTATACTTCCAAGGGGAATATTCTTTATAATAAATTTTATTTCATCAATATGATTACCAAAATATTCAGGATGCATTGCAAGTTGCTCAAGAAGTAACTGATTATCTTCTGTTGCATCTAGAACATAATCTACTATATAACAATTCTCAAAATCACTTGCTTTTAAGTGAGTGTTTGCATATTTTAGAAAATCATCAATTTTATTAGCATCAATAGAATGACCGAAAGCGGCATCATGCCCAGCAACATAATTAAAATACCCACTTTGTTCTAGGAAATATTTTAAGCTTGGTAGACCTTCAAAATTACTATTACTTCTCGCTGAGCCTGCAAAAGTATTATTTGTACTCGCGCGCCCAATTAAACAAGGTTTATTATATTTAGAAACAACTGCCATAGCTATAAGACCAGTCATTTCTTGTGGAATATCATCCTCATCATCGATTTTTATAAAAATAATATTATCTTGAAGTAAATCATATTTCTGGATTTTGAAATCAATTAAATCCATTGCTTTTTCTTTAATACGATTTTGCTTTGATTTTGCATTTGCACCTACGCGCGCAGTTTGTTCAGCCGCGGTTTCTGTATCACCAGGTTTTGCGCCGCGTTTTGTACTTGGCATCAATCTATCAGGCTCTGTAAAACAATAAAAGCAAGCAATTTTATCTTGTAAGCTTCCTACTCTAGTGATTGCATTTAAAAGAGGGGCAATGTAAAATGCCACATCAATTGGTGTAAGACCTTCCCAAGGTGGCATTGCTTTTTCTTTTAAAGAAAAAGATTGCGCGGCTAATAAACTTTGAAAGCCTTTATTATGAATATGCGCTAAGCCTTCTAGCATAAGGTAATTAGTTTCTGAAGTAGTTCTATCCATAACGTCCGCAATTTCACCTAATGCAACTAAATCTAAATACTCCTCTGCGCGCCGAATACCTAAAATATCATCTAAAACTTCACAAAATTTATAAGTCACCCCAGCGCCGCATAATGACTTATTTAAATAATTAGGTGATAGTTGATTGTTAATAACAATTGTATTTGCAAAATTAGAAACAACTGGATTTCCATCATCATCATACAACTGATTGTGATGATCTAATACCAAACAATCGATCCTAAGTTCATTTAATGTTTGATGTTCACTTATATCATAGCTGCCTGCATCTGGAACAATAATTAGTTGCCATTTATTTTTTTCTTCGATCCAATCTATTACATCGTCTAATCCATGCTGCTTATGTTCATGTACACGAAATTCTAGATTTGCCATTGGATAGATATTTTTTATGTAAAGCCATAATATACTGGCGCTAACAATACCATCAGTATCGCAGTCTTGTATAATTAGTATATTATTATTTGCCTTTAAATGTTTTAATAACATCTGCGCGCCGGCTTCAATATTTTCTAAATCATATGGATTTAATTCACAATTTTTAGAAGGCATTAAAAAAGATTCAATATCTTCTACTCCTCTATCTTGGAGAATTTCTTTTAATGCAAGATCTGGATTTTTTGTATATTCTTTTCTTAACTTATATTTCATATAACATACACTCTCTCTTTCAACAATTGTTCAAATACTTCTTTTCCTTGATCTAGCGGGGAATCTTTTTCTTGAAGTAAATTATTTCTATCCCAAATATAAGAAAAAGATGTTAGATGCTTATATTTATTACAAATTTTTTCTATCTTTTTTCTATATATGCTTGCTTTTTCACTGGGCCATGTTTCATATTCTTTATCCAAACCGATAATAATTTCATTTACTCCTAACATATTAACTAATAAATTGATATGATATTTATTAACTGAAGAGCCACAACATGCAACAGTATTACTTAATTTACCATAATAACCATCAGCTAATAGTACGCTTTTTTCTCCTTCGACTATCAAAGCGCTTTTTCTCATACGAATACCGTTTTGATGTTCATAAATACCATATAAATTAAATTGTAAAGGATGTGTGTAAAGAATATTACCAATTTGTACAGGACGATATTTCCCAAAATTCTCTATTTCTTGCTGATCTATCGCGCGGCCGCGAATACCAACTAGTCTACCGTTAATATCTAAATGAGGAATAATAATTTTGTTTTGTGTTAAGGAAAAACCTATATGAAATTTATCCATAACATCTGGTTTTATTCCATCTCTCAACCAAGTAGGATGATAATAATGTGTAAAATAAGTCAGCATAGTTTTTGGATATTCAGTCAGTATTGGAACCGCAGCATCAAAATTATATTTTTCAAAGTCAACGTTGTTATAAGAATAATTTGATTTTATACTAACGGTAATATGTTTAATACATTTACTTATATAATCTACAGCTTCATAAAAACTAACTTCATGATAATTTAAAGCCATAAATTTTTTATATAATGTAAAAATAGACATAGCTTCATTACATTCTGTATAACATTTAAAAATTTTATAATTTTGATACCAATATAATTTCATTGATGTTGCTTCATCTAAGCGATGATGACAAATTGTTGGACAAATTATTTGCCCTTTTTCTTCATCAACAATTATTTGTTCAACACCAAGTCCGCTTAAAAATGTTTGTACATCTTGTAAAGTAATAGAATCGACAATATCTTTAGGACTGATATTTAAAAGGTCTAACTCTGGATCAAGACTCTGTAAAGAACTTATCATTAAAATCCTCTTCTTTTAAATCAATTGGCTCTTCAATTGCGCTAGAAAATAAATCAATTGGCTCATATAATGGTTGATTTGCGGCATTAGTAATGAATAAATCTTCTCTTTCACCTGTTCCTAAATGAATATAAGTCCAAATACGTACCATTTTATAGCGGCCCCGCCGCATTTTATATATATCAATTACATGAGTTGGTCTACGATCAAAAATAGAGGCATCAATTATATTATCGCGCACAGCTGTACGCAAAGTTGGAACCAAACTATTCCAACCTTTTTCTGAAATTCGAGTTAAGACGAAACCTACGTCAGCTTTATCAGCTATACTTTTCGCGCCTCTTATACTCTTTTCATCTTTAAATTCCAATTCATCATTTCCCATAGCCAGCGCATTTACCTGCGTAGCAGAAAATATAAAAAGATTATAATCTTTTGCTAATTGTTTCAATTGATTTGCCATTAGCATGAGAACGACATCTTCACGCACATTATTTTTTGCAAATTGTCCTATTAAACTGGCTGTGCTGTGTATATAATCATAAAAAACAAACTTTACATTATCTACAGTAGCATATTTTCTAATTGCTGCTTCAACATTTTGTAAGTTTGGTTCACTAATTTCTTCAATTAAAAAATAACCATTATATTCTTCAATTATATGTGCTGCGATTTCTACTCTCATTAGTTCGCCAAATTCATACCTTCCTGTAATAATATGTTCTTCGTCAACACCAGAGAGATAAGCTAACATGATTGTTTGAAGTTCTTCTTTATCCATTTCTGTAATGATAAATAAAACTTTTCTTGGCAACCTTCTATTCCCATCTTTATCAATTTCCTGAATAAAACAGCCTTTTTTAGATGACCATCGTATTGGATAAGCAATTCTACAAGCATCAAAAATACTTGTACGTGTTTTTCCTCCAGACGTACTCGCCGACTTAAGAAAAAAACATCCAGAACGTGCTCCTCTACACACACTACTAAAAATATTTCCTTCTAAGCTTGGCCCTATGCTAGGTGTTTTCTGCAAATCATCAATTAATTTAAAAATACCATCTGCTGGATTACTTTTATAATGACCAGTATTTAAAAATTCATTCCTTATTTCAGAATATTTTTTTTCAACATTGTTCAAAATATCCTCTAAGGTTGCTTCTTCTAATCTATTTTGTATTTCAATTTCTTGTAATGGATTAATGTTTACTTTATCATCCACGTAGAAGTCGCTTATATCATAATTAGCTTTTTTAAGTTTCCTTAATAAAGAATTTTTCTTTAAGCGATTATAATAAAGAGAAAAGTTTCCTTGTTGTGCATATTCATAAGCATTTTTTAAAAAATCAAGACCACCATCATTTTTATAAACACTATATGCTGCGCCGCCGCATCGTTCAATCTCCTGATCCACTTCTAATGGAGTTAATTCTTTTGCTCCATTTTCATAAAGCTTTTTAATGCAATTTAAACAAACGCGCGCGGGCTTATAATCAAAATCAATAGGGTTAATATCAGTATATTCCAAAAATAAAAGTGGCTTATACATAAGGCAACCTATGACCTGTCTATAAGCCATCATATCAGATAATGTCACATAATACACATCCTTTAATCATCAAATAATCCATCTTCTAGATTAGTAATGTTTTTTTCTCCCATATTTTCTTCTATTGGTACAATATATTCTTTTGTAACTGTGGATTTTATTGCTGCGGCAATAGCACTAGCTTGTTCCGCAAGTTTTCTCTTCCATTGTCTCATTTTTTCCATAGACCAAGGAGCCACTAAACCAAGTGTTTCTTTTAGTATATACTTTTTTTCAACCTGAACAAGATAATCTAAACAAGAAATAATCTCATCATCTGTATAACCATAAGTTTCTTGTAAATGCTTTCTTTGCGTCCAAATTAGTGGTCCTGGAGATTTAATACCAAATAAGATACAAATTTTATTTGCAAATAATTCTCTTTCTTGTTTTTCTTTTAAACATTTAGGACAATAACTATGCAAAGTTTTCGCTGTAGGACTTGCATAATCTACTAGTTCGGTTTTTCTAAATTGTTCTTTACAACCATAGCATTGTTTAGTTAATCTCATATACTCACCTCTTTATTCCATCTATTTAATTATAGTATAGAATAAAAGAAAAGTCAAACAAAAAGACCACTTTCGTGGTCTTAAAGATTTTCTCGCATTTCATCTATATACAATTGAACAAGATCTGCCTGAGACGGCACCGCGGAGCTTAGTTTAAAATCAGGATTTCCAAAAATACGATTGATAATATCCTTCATAATATTCAATCGCTGATCTTTTTCTTCTTCAGAGGCAGCATCAGCAAGATACTTACCCCAAATTTCTCTTGCTTCATCCATGATTTCATTAAATGGACGCTGCTTTACTGTTTGAATAGTATTTTCATCTACTATAGTCGCACCGTCTAATGTGGCTTGCTTCTCAAGTGCACGACCAATTGCGTCTACAAGCTCATTATAGCCAAATGGAATTTTTTCATCTAGATACTTCCAACGGCTACCTGCAAAAATTGTTGGCGTTTGTCGTGTATATAACCATCTTTTTGAAACACCATTCGCATCAAACTCAACGTTTATATATGCAATTAAGTCGCAAATTGAATTAGCTACTGCATAAACATTTTTACTGAGGTCTGGTTCAACACTAGTAATAGCGTTACCATCAGCATCTGTCATGTTCGTAGCTTTTTCTTTACTATGGCAGATAAGGATCAGTCCAAAACCTAGCATTGTAATTTCACGAAGAGTGTCTTGAAGCTCTTTAGCCACCATCTTCCAGCCCTAACCATACGGTACTTCGTTAATACGGCTTACGCCTTCTCTGGCGCAAATGTATTTTTCACAAAGATCAGCGGCAATAGAAATGGTATCAATAGTCACTGTATCATAATAATCATGAGCCTTGGGATCCTTAAGCTGTTTAACAGCCATTTTTAGGTCTGGCCACTTCATGATTGGAACAGCGGTAATACCGTTAATAGCATTGTATCCAATTTCTGTAGCTAGAAAAAGATTCTTTTTTAACTAAGCCGCGAACGAGGTCTTACCAACCTTGGGTCTGGAATATAGAAGTATATATTTACCAGACAATGAGCGGCTAACTGTCGTTGGGGTAATAGAAAAAATATCTAATGCCATATCTATTTCCCTCCATATAAAGTATAGTTAGGATTACTCCCAACTATACTTACTGGTGCTACTCGCTGGAGCCGCAGTTGTTGCAGCAGGCTTGCTCTTTGCATCTAGCTGCATCTGTTCAATCTTAGCCTTTCTTACATTAAACGCCTTCTTAATTTCAACTGGATCATAGGCAAAATCCTCATCCTTACCAGTATCATCACCCTTAGTGATAATAAGTTCACGTACTGAACGAGTTGTTGTCTCAGGAATATCTTCACCCCAAGAACTATTACTGCCAGAACTCTTTTCCTCTACAGAAGTGATACGGATGCGTCCCTTTACAGTTACAGTATCGTTAATGTTCCAATTGCGCTCAATGAACTCTACAGAATCTCTTTCCTCAACTACAAACTCTAGAACATCGAGCACTCCGCCATACTGCACTAGACCACCCTTAATAATCAGACGCCCAGTTGGATCACCTTCACGATCCTCTTCAGGATGCATATCCATAATGAAAATATCTAGGATGAAAGACGCAATATCATTCATACGCCCTTCGCTCAGAAAAGATGAATTGATTCTGAAACCAGTAATAAGCTGGCCACTATTACGACTTACAAAATTATTTTCATGAATAGTAGTACCATTAAAACGTACTGTTGCCGCGCCATCAATGCCCGCAGTTTGAACACTATCTAGAGTTTTTAGTGTCTGTACAGTATTCCAAGCGGGATTAGGCTTACCGCTATATGTGAAATGAGTGGCAAAAATATCAACTGGAATTTCACTGGTCTCAGTTCGGCCGCCATAACCTTGAGTAACTCGAACTGTTGCAGTCGCGCGCTCATAATCTCGGCCATCCTTTAGCTTACCACTACCAAAACTAACATCTAGTAACTTACCTACAATATTGATTTTATTTTGTGCTTGTTCTGAAATATTCTTCATTTTATCTTCCTCTCTTTTTTCTTTTATTATAACTTATTTTTATATTTTTGTCAAATTAGTGCAGTAGGCGCTTTCACTTAGAAAACGCCTACAGAAACTGTTCCTACACTTGCAGGTCAGATGTTTAATTACTCGCCCTTCGCGGCCTTAGCAGCGGCCTTAGCGGCAGCCTTTGCAGCTTCCTCGGCGACTGGATCATAAGTTAGACCAGCCTCAGTTAGAGTCTCATGACGTACAACCTTAATCTTTGCCTTACGAGTCTCAGTAGCAGGCTCTACCTCAACCTCTTCCTTACGCTCGGTAACATAACCCTTATTTACTAGACCATTGATAGAACCAGTAACTGCAGCTAGTGAAATACCTAGAGCCTCAGCGATCTCGTTCTTTGTCATTTCCCTACCAAAATTTTCCTTCATAAAATTTAGTACCTTTTCAGAATTCTCAGTCATTTTTTTAATCTCCTTTTAATTAAAATATTTTTTTTATTTTTAAAGCGGTAGGAATTTACTCCTTTTCCTCTTTATGAACTTATTATAGATAAATTTTATTCAATTGTCAAATAATAGATTGTTATCTTCCACATTTAATATTTTGTGGCTTTTCTCTTTCTTATGTATTTATTATATATGAAAATTCATTCTAAGTCAAGTGTTAATTGAAAAAAGTTCATTAGAAAGTTTAATTATATCTTCTTGTGTATGACACTCATCAACAATACGTTGCATTTTTGAAATAACATTACTATATTCCGTCATTATTTTTTTCATAACCGCCATTCTAGTAGAAATGTTATTAGATACAATCAAGCCGCCTACTAAAATTTTTCTAAAATCACTTAGTGTTAGAGAGTTTGTATCAAAATCATCAGCTGATAGTTTGTCCGCTAATGCCTAAAAATCATTCTTCATAGAAATGGCATTTTGTGCACCTTTTTCATTATTATTCTTATGGTCATATTCTGCTACTTGATTTGAAAGAATAGCAGTAGTTTTTGCAATTTGTGTAAAAAGCTCTACGTATTTTTTATCCATTTTATTACCTCAACGCTATTTCAATTTTTGTTTTTAAATTCTTTGTATCTATAATTTTCGTTCCCATCGTGGTGCGGCCCTGCAATCCCAAGGAATTCAAATCTATAACAACTAGTTTATTATTAGCAAATACACCTAATTCTTTTTGGTCGTTTCCAATAATAGCTATTGCTGCGACCTCTTCATCTTTTATTTCCATTATTTTACTTCCCTTAACATTTTTAGAAGTAAAAGGGAAATTTAATAGAGAAGTAAGTTTTCCTTTCCCTACTGTTGAAATACTAAAGATACCTTTATATTCAATGTTAGTTAAAGCAAGTGCGGCGCCAATAACAAATTCATTTTCTTTAAGTTTTATCCCGTGTAAGCCTCTGGTAGTACGAGCAGTTATTGGTATTTCTGCAACAGAGTAAAAATTATAATTACCAACATTAGAACAAATAAAAAGCTTGTCATCATCATTTTGAGATAGAACAACATCAACAAGATCATCATTCTCTTCTAGTTTAACCGCGGCAACGCCCTTCTTCATTCGCATATTATAATCTTTTACTAAGGTTCGTTTTACAAAGCCTTTTTTACTTATTGTTATTAGACTATTATAAAAACTGAAAGTTGTTGAGTCTATTAGTAATTTAACTTTCTCTTCTGGTTGCAGAGGAATTAACTCATATAGAGAATAGTCTTTATTTTTTTCTAGGTCTGACAAAGTAAAACTATAATATTTTCCGCTGCTTGTAAAGGCAACAACAGAACTTAGATTTGTTGCAGATAAAGTTTTTATAAGGCTTGCATTTTTTGGTGGCTTTATGTTAGTGCCTTGCCGACCTTTTTTCCCGCCCTTTAACTCATTTTCAGAATGCAGGCGAATTGAATTATCGCTAAAAAGCATGATATTAAGTGGTTCTTCTTGAACATCTTCGACTGGTTCTTCTTCCACTAAATCAATTACTTTTGTACGTCTTTCATCACCAAACTTATCAGCAACTTCTCGTAAAATTTTTATTAGTTCATTATCTAATGCAATAGGGTCTTTTAATAAGTGCTGTAAGTACTCAATTTTCTCAACAAGTTCTTCTCGCTCGTTGTTTAACTTCACAATATCAAGTTTGGTTAAACTCGCAAGTTTCATTGCAAGGATTGCTTTTGCTTGCTCTTCATTGAAACCATATTGAGAAATTAAATTTGACGCAGCTTCACTTGGATTTGAAGATGATCTTATAGTTGCTACTACTTCGTCAATAATTGAATAAGCTTTGATAAGTCCGTCTACGATATTTTTTCTGGCAACAGCTTTATCTAAATCGAATTGAATTTCGCGGCGCTTACAGAGACGAATGTGTTGAATGTATTCTTGAAAGATTTGACGCAATCCCATAATTTGTGGAAAACGGCCGTCTTTTAAGACCCACATATTTATGGTAAAATGATTTTCCAAGCTTGTATCTTTATATAGCTTTTCAATCATTTTTCTAGCATTAATGCCTTTATTCAATTCAATAATAATTTCAGGAGTTTTACCTGTATTATCATGAATATTTTTAATGCCATATTGTTCATTTTCCATCAAGTCATGAATTTGTGCTTTTATTACTTCACTATAAACACCATAAGGTAATTCAGTAACTAAGATACTATTAGTGGCAGGATTATAATTCATAACAGCACGTAGTTTACATGCGGCGCCCTGACCAATAATTAAAGCTTGATATACTTCATTTGCATTAATAAGAATTCCACCAGTTGCAAAGTCTGGCATAATAATTAAATCTTTATCAGAAGTATCGGGATTTTGAATTAATTTAATTATAGCTTCATTAACTTCTCGTAAAGAAAACTGAGGGATGCTACTGCTAATAGCAATGCCCAAACCCTGGGTTCCATTGCATAAGTTAAAATATCCTATACTTGGCATAACTCCAGGATATTGTTCAGTTTCATCAAAATTGTTACGCCAATTATCCCCAATAGCATTTTTATCTAATCCATCATATAAGTAGCTAGCAATTTCACTTAGACGAAGCTCAGTATAACGCATCGCGGCCTCGTCGCCATTCTTAGTCATTGTACCATTATTTCCTTGACATTCTTCAAGGGGAACCCGCATGGTAAAATCTTTGCTCATACGCATGTAAGATCCATAACAAGAACTTTCTCCATGTTCATACAGATGGCCGAGGCAATCGCCCACCACACGAGCACTTTTAATAAAAGGTTTCTTATGTGTATTTTTTGTAATCGCCATTTGCGAATAAATTAACATACGAGCACTTGGTTTAAGCATATCCCGCACATCACAAATTGCACGATCAAGAATTACATTACCAGCATAACGTTCAAAATTTTCATTTACTACATCAACCATTTTTCGCTGATCAATCATAATTCAAATCCTCCAAAATCAATTTGTTGTACGAAATCTTTTCTAGGAGCTACATCCTCGCCCATTAAAGCAAGTAATGTATTAATTCCTTCTTCTGACGGCATTAATTGCTCTAAATGCTGATACTTTGAATTAAATAAAGATTCTTGTAAATCTTTTGGACTCATTTGGCCCAAGCCCTTATAGAATACAATGTTACCTTCTTTTTGAATACGAGTATTTACCTCTTCTTCTGTATAATAATACCATGTTTTTCCTTTAAAGTCAAGTTTACAGATAGGGGCTTTTAACCAATATAGTCTACCCTCTTGAATAAATTCTGGGCATAGTTTTTGTAGAATAGACATAACGAGCAAACCTACATGTGCCCCGTCAAAATCGGCATCACTAGAAATAGCAATTTTCCCATAACGTAATTTCTTACTATTATATTTTTGACCATAAATTAAACCAAGGGCCTGTAGAAGTAATTTTACTTCTTCATTTTCCAATACTTTTTCAAGAGGATTGGCTAATGCATTAATTGCTTTACCTCTTAACATAAGAATACCAATATGCTCTCCATTTTCTGCTTTTTGCCTACCAGTACTAATTGAGCCGCCGGCACTGTCCCCTTCCACGACCACTAGAGTAGAATCTTGACCAAGAATGCGAGCTTCACGAAGTTTATCACTTATAATGAATTTCTTTTTTGCTGCATTAACCATTTCTTTTTCATGATTTAATACTGCATTATATTCACGCTCAGCCGCTGCTGAAGCTTTTTCAATTCTTTCTAATAGTGCCACTACATTATTAAAATCAGATATTCTTGTAGTAGCAAATTGTTTTAATGTTTCAGTAATTGCTGATGCTGTTGCTGTTGCTGCTTCTTTATTTGCTAATGCTGTTTTAGCTTGATTAGAAAATTGTCCGACACGTACTTTAACAGATACATAACCATCTAACATATTACGAATAGAATCACCATCAAATTTTTTCTTCGCTAATGAATTAAAAGTTCGAGTAAGAGAACTTTTAAATTGGCTTATAAAAGCACCGCCATCTGGCATATAAAGTCCATTAGCATATCCACGAATTTGTCCTTTTTTCTTTACCCACTGTAATGCCAATTCAACTTCACAATCAGCAATATTTCCAGAATACTGGAACGGTTTAGAAAGAGCATTTGTAGTGTCAAGTCCATCAATTAATCCATTTTTAGAGATAAAAATTTCTTCTTGCCCATTAACATTTAGAATAATTTTGAGACCGCGAGAAAAATAAGACAATTGTTTTAACGTTTTAGATAATACATCAATATCAATTCTAGTGTCTTTTCCATAAACTTTTTCAGAAGGAATATAGGTAATTTTTGTACCGGTTTTATTAGATTTGCCAATTATCCTTACGTCATTGTCTGGAACTGCACCTTCATCCGTTTCATGGAATGATTGGAAGTAAATATTACCGTCACGTTGTACTTCTACTTTAAGCCATTTTGCAGTATGGCATACAATTTTATTACCCTGGCCGTTGCATCCGACGCTACTACTATAAGCAGTTTTATCATCGTATTTAGCACCAGAATGAGGAATTAAGAACGCGGCAGTAAGAGAATTCATACCATCGTCGCGCATGCCCACTGGAATGCCGCGCATATTATCTTCCGCGATAATTTCATTAGTTGTTGTATTTATTGTTATTTTAATAAAAGCATCCTTTTGATTAGTTGCGGCATATTCATCTTGAGCATTATATACAAGTTCACGCAAACCTAGATCCATCGCTTCTTGAAGGTCTGCAGAAAGATACATACCAAGACGTTCACGATATGCACGTCCAGGAGATAATGTTTGAATGTCATTTGCTGAATAATTCATGAATATATTTCTCCTTTTTCATAATCTACTTCAAATCGCCAATGAAAACCATATGCTCGATGTTTTTTATGTATTGCTGACTGAGAAATCGAAGTTTTTGCAGCAATAACACTTTCTGGATGAATAGTCTTAGCAGCTTCTGATAATGAATTAAATCTCGCTACAAAATTATAATTATTGTCTAATTGAACAACTGATTTTTCAAAACGTTTTCTTGCCTCTTTTTGACTGACAGGTATTCCTAATTTTACTAAATATTTCCTTATAGTATTAGGACTTTTATATAGTTCTTTAGCTATTTCAGTGGAGGTTTTTCCTAAATTGTATAAAAAAATTACATCATCTTTATATAATTCAAATTCACTTTGATTACGACTTGTACTTTCTATTCCTCTTTTTACTCGTTCTTCTAAAGAAATACCTAATTCATTTAATCTATATCGTATAGTCGGTCTAGAAGCTCCTAATTTATCGGCAATTTTTTGAACTGTTAAACCTTCATTCCATGCTTCTAAAATTTCTTCATCACTATATTTTAAAACTCCTTCTCCACCTCTTGTCATATTATAACCCATATAAGGTGGGTCCAGATAATATGCATGATATTTTTCTATATAATAAGCTTCTTTATCTGCTAATTGCTCACTTGGAATATTATCTTCTAAAATTTCTACCGTAAAATTGTCTCGCCCATATTTTCTAATAGCATTATTTAATAATAGACAATTATTTGAACTATTAGGATTTAAAGCTTCACTAACATGTGAAGTCCATCTTATATTTTCTGGGCCGGCAGTTTTACCTATATAATATTTTCCACTAGGGCTTGTTCTTTTATAAATTAACCCCATAATAATCAACTCCAATTTAAAATTTTCTCTGCTATACTTAATCTTTCTGGTTCTTTTTCTTCAAAATATTTTAACAAACTATCAAATTTATCTCCAGACAAATTGGAAGAACCAGAACGCCATTTATAAAGCATAGCAGAACTTATTCCTGTCGCTGCGGCAATACCTTCAATATTTTGTCCGCCTTCATATTTAATTTTTGCCGCGGTGCGAAGTAATTCATTCATTTCTGCAAAAGTTTTGTACATATTACCGCCTCCTTCCATAGAATAAGTAGGATTATTAGAATAAGATTATAATATTTTTTACTCAAAAGATAAATTTTTTTGATAATTATTATATATTTCTCTGTATTTATAAAAAGATTGCCGGCTAATGTGTAATTGTTTAGATGCTTCCACAATAGACATACCTTTTTCAACTAATTTTACATATTTTTCAAAATTTTGAGGTAAATCGTTATAAGTGGTTTTTCTACGTCCAAGAGTTTTACCTTCGGCGCGGGCTCTTTCTAATCCTTTTTTAATTAATTCTGACTGATTTTTTAATCCATATGATTCACCAAAATGAATAATACTATGACATTCGGTACATACGGGAATAATATTACTTATAATATCATTCCCACCAACACTTATTGGGACGATATGATGATAAACAATGTTTTCTTCACAATTTATTCCACAATTACAACAAGTAGTTCCTTTAATTTTTCTAAGTATTTCATAAGAGAAATGAGTTGCTCTTCTCATATCAATTCTCCTTTACTTTACATTCTGTAATATTACAAATACACCCATTCCTTTCAGAATATTCTTGTAACAAATTTATCAAATTATCACAGCAATATGAACTATTATTTAAATAAAATTCAATTTCGTTTGTATCCCACTCTTCTGGAAAATCCATTGGCAAATTTATTTTTATCTCTATATTTTTTATTTGTCTCATCCTATTATCCATATTATATCACTTATTATTTCATTTTTATTTATTTATTTACTTTTGAAAGTATCTCATCATAAAATCATTACAAATTACAATACAATATTTATCTGATAAAATCATGTCTAACATATTTATTAATTCTTGATTTTCATTTTCAGTATTCTCAGTTAAAATTAATAAATATTGCTTATCACTAAAACGTGTATTTAACCAATACTCAATTGCTTCTTTAAACTTAATAATATTTGTATTAATTGGTATACATAAAAATCCAGCCTTAAAATCATTGCCATAATTAACTAAAATTGCTCCGGGATATTTTTCGGAAATGTTTTTTGCTATAACCCATCCATGAGGTTCAGTACATTTTATAATAATTTTTCTCATAAATTTTATTATTATCAATCTTGAAAATGCTTTATAAAACTATCTAATGAATTTATTTCTTCTTCAGAAAGTATAAAATTTTTTGGTTTTTCAATAAAATAAGGGCAATTAAAAATGTTTAAATTATCAATAATACTTTTTAACTATCTACAAGAAGCAGGCATACCAGGCGTATAATAATCAATATAATAATGTATGCATTCTTTACAAATCTTTTCTTGCATAAAATCACCTATTTAAAATCATATATCAGAAATATTACAAAACCTAGAAATATATTCTTTAAATTCATCTTCAAAAAGTTTATTAAAAATTTCATTTAATATTTCTTCATTTTCTTTATACCATTTGTATTTTTCTACTGAATTATTCCAATCAGGAAAAGGAGTTAATTTTATTTTAAAATTGTTTAAATCATTATCATTCATTCTATTACCTATTTAAAATACTAAAATCAACATTCTCAAACAAAAAATCTCTTCTACCTTCAACTTCTGGCCCCATCAAACATTATAATATTTTTAGTCACAGTCCTAAAGTCTCTTACTTGAATTGAATTAGCATCATAACTCACTATATCAATCCTCCTTTTCTTTACATTTTATTATACAATAAAACAAAGAATAAGTCAAACCACAAGGTTTGACTTATTTATTTAAATAAATAATAATATCTTTATTCATAAAACAATAATAGAACTCTATTTTTTCTACTAATAAACTGTATTCCCAGCTTAAATGATGATAGAATTGTGAATCATTATATAAGTCATAATCAAATTTTCTTAAAATATCTTCATTTTTAAATTGGATTATAATTGTTCCCCATTCATGTAGATTTTGTTTAAACCAATCTAAAACTTGTTTTAAAGTCATATTTGAAAAGATATATTCACCTTTTCCATTGCCCATATCACAACTTTGTTTTTCAATAATATGTGCTTGCATAATTATTTCCTTTCTACTATAGGTCAATCAATTAGTTGACTTCTTTTCTGACATCCATTTCTTAAATTCTTGTGCACAATCATCGCAAAGTAAAAATTCATCTACTCTATTCCAGCATGGAACTTCATGTAATAATTTATAAAATGGCTTCTTCCTATGATCAAACCAAGTCCATATATTTGCGCGCTCTTCTGCCATTGGTTTTTCACATCTATCACAAGTGATAGTTGTCTTAACAATTCTTCCCATAGCTTTCTCCTTAATAAGCAATGTGTTTAAAAATTTCAGGTTCTTCAGCCTCAAAAAAGCCTTCTTTTTTATAATCCCAAAGAAAATACATACGATGTTCTGTTAGAGCAGAATTATATAATCCAGGGAATCTGCAAAGAACAAAACCTGCGTGATAAACTGTTTCTTGAATATCACACCAGTTTTCATTCATAGCTTTAATTGCAGTATCAAGATCATAATAAAAACCCGTATGGTCTGTGCAACCAGTATCAGGATAACCAGAATATGTAATACCATCTGGTCGCTGGTAAGTTAATTCTTTATCTGGGTATTCAAAAACCATAATTTCAAAAATTGGAACTGGCTTTGTGCCATCTTTTTGCGTATATTTATTTTGATACCATTTGATATAATCTTGAATTTCTTGATATTTAGACATCTTCTTCTCCTATCCTTTTTGCGGTACTTTTTCTAAAAGTGCATTCAGAGCTTCGTGGACTTTTCCATAGTAGCTCTCCATCATAAGTCACAATAATACAATCTTCCAAAATTTCTTCTTTTCCTTTAAACCATAGTTTTAAAAGCGGAATTGTTAAAGCTCCACTTAAAGTATCATCGTTTGATTTATGGTTAAAAACACGGTCAAAGCCATCTTTTGTAAAATAAGGTCCGCCGCCATCAGGTTTTTCATATCTATAAAAAATCATTTATATAATACTCGCTATAAAACTTAAAAATGGATGTTCTCGCGCCAGTGGCTCAATTCTGTTAGTACAAATCCATGAAGCCTTTTTCCAATTACCAACCCAAATACAATAACTACAAAAGCTATGATAATTGTGTAATTTTTTAAATATTTCCCACATTATGTTAATACCATTTCACACATAATTCATATCGCCGTCCATTTTTGCGCCACACCACGGGCAATATTCACACTCGAAGTTGGAAATTATATCACCATTATAATTTTCTTCATGCGGGCACAAACCAAGACAATTTGTACATTCTTCACTGCCGTCTTTCAATTCACGCCACCGTGCGTGCCTTACCGGTTCCATGTCAGAATACTCTTTTTCAAAGCATTCTCTGGCTTTGTCCAATATGACAGGCGCGTCATACGTAAGTTTGCTAAAGAAACCATGGGTCAATTCTGTGATAATTATCTGATATTGCTCCAGCGCATGTCGAACTCCAATTTCGGTTAATCCGAAATCATCGCAGATTTTTTTAAATGACAGGTTCGTACTCATTCGCTCTCGTCACCGTCCATCTTGACGCCGCAGTTTGGGCAATAATTTGTACGGTCGTATAAATGAAACCAATGGTGACAAACAGAACACTCATAATGCGGTTCACATTCACTTATCCACCGCCCATGCCGCACAGGTTCTGCGTCAATAGTTGGAAACCTCATGATGTCATTAGCGTCAATGGTCTTATCTTTTTGGTTATTTGCATATTCGCATAGCGCAGCAGCGTTAATCATCCACATTTGTCTTCGCCTCCCCATCAGCACAATACCATTCGTCTCGAATTCCAAAGTTGCGGCATTCACACCAGCCAAGTCCCTCTGAACAGCACGTTGTGTTATAGTGCCTGCAATTCTTGCACCGCACAACCGACACGGCATCAATGGTAGGTGCTTCTTCAACATCTCTTTTCGTGATGTACGGCACATGCAGTGGATTATATACTGTATCCCTTAGTAGTTTATCTCCGTCAT